AATGTCCCACTATCTACCCAACTACCACGCACCACCTGCAAAAAATCTTTATAGCAACCACCTACGGCCGTGCCTATCATTTCAGTAAGCGTGCCATGGGTTACAGAATCCCAACCGCCAAACCAATCATCGGCCACTACATTGGTAGTGCCATTGTAAGCCAGTATATTGCCGATTGCATATTTTGATTCACTCGAGTAATGGGCAATCTGCAAATCAATCTCGGTACTGTTCAGCGCCGAGGTTGTGCTTGGGCTAAATACTTCCTCAACATCAAAAACAAAGTCGGGGTTTTGGTAGGCTGAACTATCGGCAAAAGCAACCTGCACAGATCCCCAAAAAGGTTTAATAGCAGAAGCTGCAACTTGCCATCCCTTACTTTTTGAATAAGTTTTAACAACTGAATACACATAATCAATGTCAACAAAAAGACGGTCATAAGTTGCCGGGGCCGTCGTGCACTGGTGCTCAATCATGTAGCTATTCCAGGTAGTTTTTTGGCCACGTGTATCAACTTTGCCCTCAAATGAATTTACTGTGCTACTCCAGTAACCGTCATTTTGCAAATAGGAAATTGTACCCGCGGAATCACGCAAATAAATCCTGTAATTAATCTGCGTCTGATTCTCAACTTTGCCACTAGGGTAGGCGCGTGTGAACTTGACCAATACCTTAATGCGCATCGGCGCATCGTCTGGTGTGCTGCCCGTTGGAATGCCTGTGAACTCGCTAGAAAAAATGGTATCTACAGCGTTCTGATAAGTTCGGTATTTGCTACCTGCAAGCCTGCGCTCTGTATCAATGCGCACCAACTTTGCAGCGGGCTGGTAGTAAAGCGAGGGCTTGGCTTCCCATTGTGGGCGCGGGCTTGCCAATGTCTGCCTGTGGGTATAGGTGCCAGTGCCTTGGTAGCCGAGTGTATAGGAGTAACGGCGATAGGCGAGCGTGGTATTAAAGTAACCGTTTACTGGCACCATCCAATAACCTGCCATTTCATGAATAAACCTAACTTGCAAGGCTGCGCAAATCTGCTCCATTGCCTCCGTACAGGTCAGCATATTGCTATCGGCATAATATCCCGCGTCTACATCGATGGCCCTCACGTCCTTCATGGGGTCAAAGTTTTTCACAAACGCGTTAAGGTTGAAGCTAAGCAAGTGAATCCCTTTTAATGCGGCTGCACTGGCATACATCAAAGAGGCGTCGTAAAAGTAATTTGTTTGTATTCCTAAAACTGCCCAGTACTCGCTTAGTTCAATTTCTTCTAAGCACTTGCGAAAAAGATAGGAGCCTGTAATTATGCCATCAGTAAACCACAGATCACTAACACGAAATCCTTTTAATAATTCCAAGCCATCGACGGCAGCAAGTTTTATCCGTGGCTTTGCTTGGATGGCCTCACGTAGGCGCGTCATCTGATCGGCAATAACCCTACCAATCCAAATAGGCGCATCCTCACGATACACAATCATAGCCCAATTATTCTCAGCCTCTGTGCTTATTGAAATAAAGTCAGCCAGTACAGTATTGTTTGGCATCACCCACTCCGTTGAGCATCGTGATGGCCTTAAAAATTCTTCATAGGTTGCAGTGCCTTCGCCTTCGCGATCAATTACAAAGCCCTCGCCCGCAAGTTTTAACTCGGTGCCCGAGGTGGTGCTACCGCTTGGCGCATCCCACAACTCAACCCTGTAATCAATGTCTTGAATGCTCTTGAATGAGCCGTAGTAAATGCGTGCCATTATCCCCTATTTCTGTCTTTGTTATATCGTTCCAATACTATCGCCAAATCGCGCCCCTGTATTGTGGTGCTTGCCACGAATCCGCTTTGCTCGTTTGTGTTTAGCATGCCCTTCAATTTATCCAATGGTGCAATCACCTCAGGGTTACTACTCGCCCCGGGATATTCACCTACCAATCCCAAAGTAGGCCCGCTCACAATACCGCCCTCGGCGAAGGCCGTCATCTCTGGGCCTTTGTTAAGCATGTTAGTGATCACCGCGGAACCTGCAACCAATGCAACACCCGCAGCAGCTGCGAGCACAGGGTTTTTAATTAGCAACTCTTTAAAAGCCTTTGACGCTGTGGCAGTTGCAATCAATGCTTGCCCAAATGATTTCATGAATGCCGCAACCGATCCCAGTAATTTCTTGCCAAAATCTTGAAAGCTTCCAATTTGGCCCGTCATAATATCGCCCAATAATACCCCAAACGCTTCGAGTCCGTCAGCAGTCAAACTATTAAATGCCTGATTAACGCCCTCCATTGATTTCGCAAAACGCTCTTCATACTCTTCCTGCTTTGCGATTTGGTTTTGCATTGCATAATCAATCTTTACAAATGTATGCTCAAGTTTTTGCGGTGCCTTAATATCAATAGGCGCAGGATCGATTGTTTTGATTCCTTGGCGTGGGCCACTAGCAACAGTTTCGATTTCTGTTGCCTTCAATTCATTCCTAGCCTTTTCCGCCTCTAGCTGCCTTTGTGCTTTGTACTTTCTAAACTTTTCTAAACGCTTGTTATAAGCATCTTGATTTTGCTTTAAAATCTCGGCCTCATGCTCTTGTTGTTTGGCTGACTCTGCTGCGTTATAATTGTCTCGTTGTATTCTTAATACAGCTAGTGCCGTTTTAGTGTCGTCAATTATTTTGCCCCAGTTCTCTTTATTGTTTTTACCAATGTTCGCCCGAGCCTTTTGTAGCGTTAAATTTAAATTCTGTTCTTGTAAAGCAAAGGCGCCTAATTTATTGCCCTTTGCCTCCATTACTTTTATATCGCGTTCGTTTTTGGCTATTGTTTTGTCGAGCGTATTGTTTAAACCTTTCAGCGCGGCATCCGCGGGAAAAATTGCGTTCTTTAATTTATCAAAGTTGGCAATCAATGCGCCAATTCCTGCAATCGCAACGCCTATTCCAATGCTCATCAATGCGGTTCTAAAGGCAAGCGTTGCCCCTGTTGCGCCTCCCGTTACTAATGTATAGAGTTTAGTCGCCGCCGTAGTTATCCCAATACGCACAGCGCTCTCTGCTTGCAATGCGTTTTGTATGGCTTGCACTCCATTAACTAAAGCAATGGCCCCCTGAAGCTTTACCATTGTTTTTTGTAGATCCTCATTCTCAACCCCTGCCAATGCAAGTGCGCCCTCAACGGCGCCAAAAGCCCCGGCAACTGCCTGAACTCCACCCAATACCGCATCCAATCGGCGCGTATCGCTTGCAAAATACCCAACCTCTGCCCTGGCATCGCCTATGCTGTCCTTTATTCTACCCGCTTCTTTTATAAACTGATCCGCGGAAGCCGCGAACTCTGGGCCTAAAGCACGCGCTTCCATCGCCAACTGAGTCAACTGCCTAACAGTCCCCATTGTTGGGTTACGGGTTGCTATGCTTGCCAGCTTCTCCTCAATGCTCTTTGCGCTCTTTGCAACGTCGGCAGACATTTCACCGCCCGCCTTTTTAATTACTGAAATCGCATCATTAAAGCCCTGTCTGAGCTTTTCAATGTTTGCGCCAATTACTATATTTAACGACCTTGCCATGCTTACAATTCTATTTTATAACTATCTTCTTGCAATAAATAAGCGCCATCTTCGAGCAACAAATAACTAGCACCAGATGGCACTGGCGCGGCATAAATGTAATTAATTATAAAGTCCTGAGCAACGTGATAAATCCCCGCAAATCCTGCCTCATCCTCAACCAAATGCACCTCGCCATCGAATTCAATCGCCTGGCAGTAAACCCCATTAAAAGTATCTGGGAAGGTAGCAGCTTCAAACGCGGCTCTAACTTGTGCGGCTGTGTCCATCGCATCGGCAAACGTGGCGCCAAAACTACTAACTTGCACCCGAGCAAAGTCTGTGCGTGAGTGGCTTGTGTTGGTAGGGCTTGCAATTACGCTGACTAAATTATAAGCGATTGCAGGAAATGCAGACTCTTGCGGAATCCGCAAAGGATTTAAGCGAGTGGAAACCAACGCCGTAAGGTCTGACGCATTGCTTAAAATGTTATATACTATTTTTATAGGTGCGCTCATGCCTTGGCGTCCGGTGTTAATTTATCAAAGACATGCGAATATAACTTAACTGCCTCCTCAATACTAATGTAGTCGCTCTCCTCCCAAGGAAATGTTAACAGCCTTTTCGGTTCGATTGGCTTTTTTAAGTGTGGCGCCATGCCTGTAGCAACTGCCCAGCGGGTTATTTCCCATTGGTTTCTGTACTGCTGTTGCTGCGCCTCACGCATGCCCTCCAATTTTAAACGCCAAAAACGTGGCGAGCATTTCCAAAACTCCCGCTCAGTTAGATTCAATTCGCCGTAACTGATGCGCTCAATCTTGCGCCAAGTTAGCGGTGCGCCGTCGCCCTTGGCTTTTACTTTCCCTCTGGCTCTTCGGTGCTAAAGAAATCACTAACGGCCTGCGTGAATCCATCCAATGCAGGGCTCAACTCTGTAAATCTTTTAACCGATGCGCCCAACTTTTGAATGGTGGGGTATGGCGTTTTTTTGCCGTCGGCTTCGTAGCCTTCCAGGATCCCATAGAATGCGCAGGCTAATGCGAAGTCCATAGATTTGGCAAGGTCTTTTTGCAGGTTTAAATCTGCGAAATTTTCCATCCCAGCCAACTGCATAACGTTGCGCAGGCTGTTCATGTTAAACAAAAGGGGGTGCTGAACACCCCCAATGATAATGTGGCTCATGCCACAAAGATAAGACAAAAAGTATTAAGGCGATACGGTGCCAATGGTCAAGGCGCCTGTACCTTGCAAAGTTCCTGTAAAAGTTGCTTTGTCGTTGTTAGGTGCGCTAAGTGATAAGCTGCTAAAGAAAGCGCCGCCTGTTAATTTTTGATCTCCGCTGCTGTTGGTAGTCATTACAATTGTAACAGAAGTACCCGCTAACAAATCGGTCAAAAGATCTTTAAAAGACAAACCGCTTGTGCTCACAGATGCATCTTCTTCAAAAATACCTTCAACGTTCAAAGTGTAGCCATATTCGCCAGCGATAAATTCTTTAGCGCCTGCGCTGTCTTTGTTAGTAACGTCGATCATATCTTTAGAAATGTCGATTGAATGAGATGTCGCGTTTGCGATTTTGGTCAAGGTTCCGCTAACATCTTTATAGATGCTTATCAGCGTGCCGTTTACTGGTCCAGAGATTGCCATGGTTATTTATATATTAAATTATTTTTCTTTGCTAAATCGGCAATGATTTGATCAACGCCTTTTATTATGTTTTCTTCAACGCTCGTGGCGTTTGAATCAACGGCCCGCTGCATAAAACGCACAGGGGCAATAGCGCCTGTATAGCGGCCTGTGCTCGATTGGATTCGCTCAACCGTGCCATATTCATACATCACGCCCAGATAGTTGTTGTGGTACTCCTTGCGCAAGCCAATTAAAGCCTTATCAAAGTTTTGATTATCCTTGCTATTAATAAAACCGAT